TTCAACATCAATCTCAGTATTTTCTTCAATGTCATAAATTCTAATTTGTCCGCTAGTATTAACTTCATTTTTTGAAATATAAAATAGTCTATCGGGTGCATTATCAGGAACTGTAAATTCTATTGTTCCTTTTTCAACATATAATGTTGCAATTTCGTCGCCTTCTTCGCCGAATTTTCTGATGCCGTCCGGATAAAGTGTTGAAATATTTTCTTCGTCATCTAAGAATGTAACAGTACCGCCTGACGGAAGTACAATAAACTCTCCTAACTCATATGCGGTACCTGTTTCATCGTATAAAAAAGAATCATATAACCCTGCGCTTCTTACTCCATCAGTAAAGCCTGTAAGTAAAGCAGTGCCAGGAGTAAAGGTTCTACTTAACGCAAATGCAATAGGATGTCCCGGAGTATCTATTTCAAATTTATATGTTTGTCCTCTGTACAACTTTAAATTAGGATTTCTTGTAAATCCATTTGGAGAAAATACATATGCAAAATTATCATCATCTTCCTCTAGTGTTACCGTGTAAGTACTAGTAATTTCTCTTTCTTGTCCTTTAATCGGAACAGGCTGAGGACCTTCTGGAAGCCAATAGTACTCTCTAAAGTTAACAAATTTGTCCCAATCAATACCTGGATTCCAAGCATACGATTCTTGAGAATTTAATTTGCTATGATCAGCTACAGATCCGGAAAAATTATTAACAGAATTTACATAATCTATATAATCTCCGTAAAACTTGACATTTCCTAGATTGTCTTCTATTACTGTTGCAGGTTCTAATTGATAATTTTCTCTGTCTGAAGATACATCACTAATGTAAAAATCTTTTTTAGGTAAGAAAGATTTAGCATGTCTTCTGCCAAAATACCCAGAAACTTTTTCTGCTACACCCGGTTGTACTAATTGATCAAGAGTAGCTTGTAAAAAATTTACGTTTGCTGTTGTTCTAAAAAATCTAGGTAATAAATTACTTGTTTTTCTTTTATCTTTGTCATTAGGTACAGGTAAATTGTATTCGTTTTGATTGTTAATAGACATTAGTAACTATAACCTCCTGTAGAGCTACTTGTATTATTTGTTATAAGTGAATTGGATTGTACTCCTGAATTAGTTGCAGATGTAGAGCTTACTACATTTCCATCCACTTTTAACTTTGTTGCTGTAATTTCATCAATAACTTCAATGTCAGAAACTGTAGCAGCACTTACAAAAATTTCATCTGGTTCAGATTTTATTTCAAATAAGCTTCCGAAGACTTGTGAATCTTGTTTCGGAACTATCAGTAGACTTGCAATATTAGGACTCATATTACTCATAATATAAGTGCTAAGTTCTTGGAAATAAAATGTGTCTCCAAAATCCCAGTTTTCTGACGAAAAGAATCTGTTAATATATTCTATTACTGTTGACTTTAATTGATTGTCGTTAATTACAATACTCGGATTTTTTACAATTTTAAAAGTAACTTGCAATTCTTCTAATGCCTTATCGCCAAACAATGCTTTATATTTTACAGGATGATAAATTATTTCATCACTAATTGACTTAATTAAATTAATTTGGTTACTATAATTTAGATATAATTGATCACTACTATCTGGCACAGGTTTTGTGCTTATTTCATTAGATAACCATAATCTGTATTGTATGTCATAATTTTTAGTCAGCAAATAAGTATCAATTATGTTTGAAACAGCGGGATCAATTCTTTGATCTGTATCTGCTGTGTGCAAATAATGGAATTTTAAATCGCTGCGACCTCTAAATGCTCTATAATCGCTTGTAACAAAAATGTTGTTTTTAATTTTATCTATATACTTAAAAACATTTTGTTCAATTATATAGAAGACTTGTTTGTCAGGGTATAGACTACGAGATCCTATATCTAATTCAGTTGCAACCGTAATAATTTTATTATTATCATTTTTTAGATATCTAAAATCTTCTGTTCTGTCTTCTGTTAAATATTTTTCTTGGAAAATAAATTTACTTGCAGTGTTAACACCAGGTGCCACTATTTCTTCAAATAGTTCTATGTCGTCATATATTCCGTCATCGTCAGAATCGAAGAAAGTTATTTCTATCTTTTTTGATTCAATATAACCAGATGCATCCCTATAACCATCTGATATAGACCAAGTATAATCTTGTGTAAATGGAACAAGTTCATCTGGCTTTTTATTGATATTAAGAATGCTGATTTTATCTTTAAGAACTTTACCTGTCTTGCTATCATAAATTTTGTCAGCACTATCAAAGTAAAATTTAATTTCATCATCACTTTCAAAAATAAATCTTAAATTTCTATAAGTGACTGTATAAGATTCCCCATCTGTTTTAAACCATAGCAACCAACTACTATCTAAATTTTGTGAACTTGTATTGCCTGCTTTACCTAAATTAAAGTTACTTGTAGTATCTAAATTTTCATCTAAGATAAGTTTCCATTGTCTATCAAGTTCGTCATATCTTAACCCAAAATCATTATAGGCAAATGTTTGATCAATTATTTGCACTATTACATCAGGTAACAAATTGTCTGCAAACTTAGGCTTAATTTCAGTTAACAATGCTCCTTGCGGCACTCTATCATTTACATATATAGGACCTAATGCCGATTCTGTGTCAGCGCCATCGCCCTGTACACTTACTACACTAGTCCATAAATATTCCTTACTTCCAGGATGATCAGCTTCTCCTATCATTAGCGTATTATCTTGCATGAAGTGATATCCTTCCGGAGCAACAAATTTTAACATAGTACCTGATTCTACTAATCTTAAACTATTAGCAGTAAAAGATCCTACCGAAAATGCGTCACCGTCTGCATCGATAAAATTACCTGTATTAAGATTTGTGTCGTCTGTGCGCTGATTCCATTGCGCATTCAAATCGCTAACAACTATCCTATTGTATTTAGATAGGTAAAAGTTTTTCATATTTTTTGCTGATAAAATAGGAGTTATTGTATTGTATACAAATCCTTCAATATCAGATTGTGTGTTAAAACTAAATTTAGTTTTTAAATCATACTCTTCTTCGTATAAAATTCCATCATTTGCAAATAAATTAGTTGAACTGTATTTTCCTGTTGTATCTTTTAAATCAAAATACCTACTAATACCACTGCTTAATCTATTTACAGATTTTACTTTTATAATATCTTGACTTACTGCTAAAGGACCTACATTATAATCTTCAGCTGTAATTAATCTATTTTGAGTATAATATGTAGCAGGTGCATTTTGTTTTATTTCATTATTAGTTTCCGCTGGAGCAGAATTAGAAACAGTAGTTTTTAAGCTAAGTGTTAATGTCAATGTTTCAGAATTATTAGATTTAGAAATATACGGAATCTCTATATTAATATTTGACATTCCTGCAGGAGAAATAGTCATATATCTATTTGCACTTGTTCTATAATAAATTTTAAAGTTGCCGCTAGGAATATTACCAAAAACACCATCAGCAAATACTAAATTAATTCTGTCTTCTACTCTAGAAGTAACAGCAAAAATATTTTTTATTTGTTTGAAAAGACTGTTATAGATTACATTGTTACCTTCAACAGTATCTACCTTTGTCCAAAGTTCTGTTTCAAACCCATTTAAATCTAAACTGTATAACCAAACATCTGAATTATTAATATTTGGTGTATCTATAGCAACTATTTGATTAGGTGTAGGCTCAGATACTGCAAAGTTTCCTACTTCTAGGTTACCTTGTCGAAAATGCATAAAAAATCCTGTATTAGAGCTTCCTGCACCTTTTCCGTCATCTCTATATAAAAATGCAGGATTGTTTCCCGGTAATGGAGGTTCTTCTGCAATCATATTATTATCAATGTCTGTCGACACAATTTCAAATCTTTCTGATTTACCTTGGATTGCTCTTGTAAATTTAAAAATAGGAGCATCTGTATTCAGTGCATTAAATCGATATTGTTCTGTTGGAACACCTGATATGTTAGCACTCTTTAAAGGCTTTCCTATAGGATTAGAAACAGGTAATCCTGCATTTATAATTTTAGTAAATTGTTCTAGCCATAAATTATTAGAAGGATCATTCCATCTTGCAGTGATTCCACTTAAATTAACACCGCTACTATCAAATATAGATTCGCTTGTTTTTACTGCTTCAATTTTTAAAAGTCCGTTAGCTGTTTGATTTCTTTTAGGATTATATGAAATAAGTCTTGCTAATCTAAGAACACTTTCTCTACGTTCTGCAGTTTCTAAAAAATTCTCTCTCGAATTTAAGTCTACACGGAAAGATAGATTTTGGCCTAAGAAAGCAATAAGATCGATAAGTGCCACATATTCAGAAGTTTCAATATAATCATTAAAATCTTCAGGATAATTTTCACGTAAATATTGAATCATTGTTCTACGTAAGTTATCAAAATCATAGCTTTGGAAATCTGCATTTCTAAAACTTTGGTAGATTCTTTTCCAATCTTGATTCAATAATAATCTATTTTGTCTATCCGATATCGACATAGCGAATTCCTTAATTTAATGTATTTATCAGGTATAAAAAAGTGCGTACTTAATCTGTAAAATTCGCAGATTGGTCAAATTTAAATTCTAATGTTTCTTGAATATTATAAGGCAAATATTCAATAGTAGCTTCTATTTGTATTCCAGATTCGTAAGTGCTTACAAATACTTGTTGTGCTGTTACTCTAGGATCATAATTAATAATTTCAGTTACATTATTAATAATTGCTTCTTCGATTTCGGGAGTTAATTGTTCAAATAAAACGTCCCAAATTATAGTTCCAAAATTTGGATCAGAAAGTTTTTCTCCTTGACGTATATGGAAATGGTTAATAATATCCTGTTTTATTAATTCTAAGTCATATAAATTAAAACTATCTCTAGTAATATCTGCTGTGCTAAATCCTCTATAAGCAATACCTTGCGAACCGATACTGCTTTGACTAGAACTAACACTTACTCTTTTATATAAATTCTTTTCTAATGTACTCATTTTTAAACTCCTTGAACTGCACCAGAACCTATAGCATAATATTCATCGCCTGTTGTTCCGTATGCATCTGCACCGCCTGCACCCCTGCGCCAATTATTCATACCTCCAGCACCTAATAAATGTGAACCTGCTAACATTCCACTTATTGTTGTTATATCGTCACTAGTTCTTATACCGCCATTACTAGTTAGATATCTACGATTAAGATTAGTATAATCAATCATTGCTCTTTCTTGTACTTGAGGACTATTCAACCAATCATCTAGGCTATTGATTCCATTTCTGCCTGTCCAATTAGCAGGATCTGCCATAGATGAATTTCTATTACTTGCAGAAGATGATATGTAACCTAAATCTTTAAGTGCTGATGCGCCAAATTGATATTTTCCTGCAAACCCAATGCTATTAACAGCAGTATAATTGTTATTACTTTCTCTTTGGCCGATAGCTCCTAGATAAGCAGCAGTTTGTTCTGAAGTAAATCCATCAATTGTGCCTACCAATTGATCAGTAGATAACGGTGCACCAATATTAGGTGCTAAATTTGTAGTAGGAACAGCTGAACTAGCTTGTCCCGGAACAACTCCTGTGCCTCCGCCCGATGACGGTGCACCGGCTGTGCCTCCGCCGCCTACTCCTGAAGGAGTAGCTGATGCTGAGCCTGAACCTTTTGCAAATGTATCAGGTGTTAACGGAGTAAAGAAATTACCTGCTAAAGGTCCTACTTTTTCTCTGTCAGTTTCTTTTGTTTTAAATGCTAAAGGATTCATATTTTCATGATGTGGCCAGGGCTCGTGTTGAGGAGATCTTGCAAGTATGCTAGGATAATATGTTGGATCTTCACTACCTGGTGTAATGTAAGGTAATTGTATAGTAGGCAAATGAATTACTTCTACTGCATCAGCAGGATTTTCTGCATCTGTAGCTGGCAATGCTGCAACTGATACTGACGGATTGCCGCCGGCACTAGCAGCGTTGCTAAGTCCGCTATTCCAATGGATTTGTCCTGCATCTCCTGCAATAACTCCTGCACCTTGTATATTAACATTAGACCCTGTTGTATGATAAGAACTTTGTCCAGCAATGACATGGTGTGTAGTGCCAGCTTCTTGATGGATTGTAGTAGCAGAAATAATAGTTGTATCGTCTGCAGATTGACTTCTAATATTAGAATCTGATATTAGATGCACCTCTCCTGTTATTTTTTCACGTCTATATCCGTCTATTGTTCCTTCTACATTACCTGACGCATAATATCTTATGTCACCGTCTCCCCCATCTCCGCCAATGGATCTCATATTAAGGCTTGCATTTTTAAGGAAATGTATACCAACTGCAACATCATGAATGTTGCTGTCACTTTTTCTATACCAAGAAAATCCACTACTTTCATGAGTAAATCCATCCGAACGTTGGAATCTAGATTTATTAGTATGGAAATGATAATCTTCTTTAACAAGAACTTTCATTTCTTTATCAACTACTGTGTCGCTCATATTATGAACTGTAAGCTTATAATCATTACCAACATCTATATTAGTGTTCCACGCACTTTCTGCTTGTATTCTTCCTGATTCATTATCATTAATATCGAAATTAGCACCGCCACTGTACCTTGCTGTTGCTTTCATATTAATATTTCTGCCTGCTTCTAGATTTATATCTCTTTCAGCAGTAATATTTAGATCAGCGCCTGTCATTATACTAATACTATCATCTGCATGGATATCAATTTTACCGTCACTTGTTAATTCTATCCATGCCGTTCCTCTACTATTACCAATATAAATTAAATCTTCAGAATTATGTAATAGTATTTGATGACCTGTTCTTGTTCTTAATCTAATATGCTCGTTGTGAGGTATCGTAGGATCACCATTTACATCGCCTGCTTCTACATTAGCATATACAGGAGGCCCGTCTTCTGCATGAGTTTTTCTAATATATTTGTCGTCGCCATCATCAAATACTAGACTAGAACCTCCTAGTCTGTTAAAAAATTGTTCAGCTTTAGATTTTTGATTACCATAATTATGTTTCGGAGCACCTGGCCTCTTGTCCAAAGGTCCTGGAGTGTTCATTCCAAACACCATACTAGGTACTTCTCTTCTAGCACTAGATGTTGTGGTACCTCTTATTTCATCTGCCAATAATCCTTGATTTTCTAAAACTTGTGTAAAATCTTTATTATAAGGTTTTCTAAATTTTGTAGGATCTTTGCCTTCGCCGGTTTCTACTTTTTTATTGTATTCTCCGGTAGGTAATTTTTTACCTTGAAGTGAAGCAGGAGTATCAGGTCTTGTAAATGTTGTACTAGGACTATAACCAGGAAGTTGAAAATTCATATAGCTGTCTTGTATACATCCTATCCAATATCCATATGCACTATTATCTTCTGCAAATATTACAAGAACTTTTGTTCCAATATCTGGCGGCACTGCCCATATTCCGTAAGATTTCTGTGTAAATTCATATCCTTCATTTGCTTGCGTTGATGCTTCCGGTGTAACACCATAAAAAGGACTAAGATATCTTACCGTAAAAATTTGTCCTGTTCTTTCTGGATTATTACCACTTGTATCGTGTCTAAGAAGTTCTACTTCTAGTGTTCCCATATAACTAGGGTCTAAGTGATTTACAACTAATGCTTCATAAGGACCGCCTGATGTGGGCCTAATTTGATTAAATCTTGTTCTGCTATATGTATTACCTATACTCATTCTCTACCTGCTTCACTTATATAACCCATAGATCTAGCATATGCTCTTTCACCAGCTGATAATTTTGCTTGGGCTGCGCCGCCGCCGATGGCATCATTAAATGATCTTAATTGTTCAACTTGTCTTGCATCTTCGGGTAGCCAAGCCGACGGTGTATTTCCTTGCTGTATTAATCCTGCTGCTTGCGCAAGTGACGGATCTACTAGTCCTTCGCCAAATCCTATACCGTAAGTACTAGGGATGCCTGCTGCCTTTGCAAGTGCCGGATCTACTTGTCCTACATCATACCCAATAAGAGGATTAGACCCTACTACACCAGTAGGATCAACAGGTGCTCCCCTAAGAACACTTCCTGCACTGCCTGTACTAGGTGCACCAGGAACAGAAGTTGTGCCACCTCGGACATTTCCAGTACCGCCTCCTAATCTAGGTCCAGATCCTCCGCCTTGTCCCGGTGGACCATCTCCTAGCACATTAAATACTTTTTGTCCACGTAAAAAATCATATCTATCTTTTAAAGGAGATTTAGGAATATAAGGTCTACTGTTAGAAATAGCACTTCGAGAAGCGGCTGCTTCAGCAGGTGTAAAATTTGGTACTCCGCTTAGTCCTATGTTAGCAGCTATTTGTGAAGGAGAAAGTCCGGCTGCTATGTTCGCAGCATTTCCTAGCACAGAAGTGTCTATAACTGACGAAACGCCATTTGCTAATGCACTTCCTAAAGATCCTAAAGGATTAGATACTATTTGTGATACATTAGAAACAGCATTTCCAATTGTTCCTGCAATATTTTGTGCTTGAGTAAGTTGTGCAACTGCATTCCCTGCTAATGCACTAGCTTGCTGTGTAAGATTATTGTAAAATCCCTGAGCTTGTGCAGGTAATCCCTGGGCAAGTGCAGACACATTTTGAATCGATGAAACTGCTTGTGCTACATTTCCTATAGGAGTTAATGTAGTAGCAAAACGATTTGCTGTAGATGTTAGTCGACTTGCAGAACTAACTAAATTTCTAGGAATATTAATTGGCATTTCATCCTCCCATAATATCTCTTAGCCAGATAGGGGCACCATCACTACTTTGAGCAGATGATCCAAAATAACTAGCGCCGTATCCGTCCATTCCTGGCTGTAATGAATTTCCATCTGCAATATCAACGTGTAATGTATTATTTCCCATATATCCGTTACCTGCGCCTACTGCGGTTGCTCCTGCATTTCTTGCAGCGGTAATAAATGTTTGTATCATTGCTAGATCTTGTGGATTATTTGTTGTAAGAGGACTTCGACGTCCTTCTTCTCTACTAAAGAGCTGAACATCAGCTGCAAAACCGTCATCGTGTCTATGGCTACCTGTTCGGCGGGTATCTGTTTGTCCACCACTAGTAATAACAACATCAACTCCTGCTGCCGCTGCTGCACTAGAAAGTATACCACTTAATTGACCTTGGATAGGCTGATTTCTAGTTTTTGCATTAAATCCAGAAACATAAGAAACTGCTCCTGACCCTTGTCCTGTATTAGGACCTGTAGGAACAACAGTAGGAGTTATATTTAAATTTTGTATATCTTGGGCTGTTGCTGTTGGAGAAATGCCTGCGGCATTTGCTAATCTCGGATCTACTTGTCCTACACCGTAACCAATTGCTCCTGGTCTAGAACCAACAGCGCCGCCTGCGCCTTCAAAACTGTTATTACTACCTTCTGATAAATCAACACTGCGGTCAAGTCTTATGTTTTCTGTATCACCCGTTGGAGTATCATTTTGACCTCTTCTTCTAAGTATCTGTAAGTCTTGAGTGAACTGTCCATTTGAAAACTTATTAACAACACCAAGCACTTTATACAAGCCGCTAAATTGTTTTACTAGTTTGCTAAATTGCATTGTTCCGTCTTGATTGTAATCAAATGGAATTCTAAAATTAACAATTATAAAGACTTCCGAATTTTGGTAATCAATTGTGTTGTCAGATGTTAAAAATGGCGCACTAGGGGCTGCATTATAATTACCCATACCACTTGTAGGTATAAAATAAGGATCTCCCCAAATACTTAAATTTCCTTGTATTAGATCTACGTTACTATTAATCAAGGAATCATAAAATGCTTGTGCAATGCCAACTTTTGTTGAAAAAGTTTCTGACATTCTTCTACCGCCTTTTGCAGTAAATCCTTTTCTATTAGATTCTTGTAAAGATGCATTTCCTTCTCTTGGATCTTTTCCGTTTCCAAAACCTCTATCCTCAGGAGCAATAGTTGTATTATCTTGTTTTCCAGGATTTATTGTTTCAATAGATGCACCGGCTCGTCTTTCGGCGCCCAGCTGAGAAAGGTCTGCATTTAAATTTTGGAAGAATGCAAAATTATATTCTATATCAAAATCTAAAACATCTTCATTTTCGCCTGTGTATAGATAGTTGTAAGTTTTTAGCGCCATACCTGCCAATGCCTGTGTGTTTTCAGGCCTTCTGTCTGGACCTAAAAATATCGATTCATCAACAAAGTACGGTAACACTGCATAGCAATACACTTTAGGATCAGTACCTAATTTTATTTCTGAAGATTGATTAGGTTCTAGAAAAGTAAATGTTTCAATTTTGAACCATTCTTTTTTTCCATTTACAGCAGGTTTTTCAGCAAGTTCTCTACCGTATTGACTATTTGTTATTATGTCACTGATAATACCAACTATATCGTCGCCTGAAGTATATTGAACTTTCCTTACAAAATCTGCAAGTTGCATTTCTTCTTTATTTCGTGCAAAAATCAAAAGCTTATCAGGATCCATTGCTGCATCAGCTTCTGCGGTGGGTTGATCACCTTCTTCAAAAACATCTTCTACAATAACTTTTTTACCTATATCATTAATTTCTAATTTTGCATAATTTTTTAATGTTTCATATACTGCACTGCTACTCGTAGGGTTTGTAACTCTGAGTCCCGCAGCGTCTGCAAGCCCAGGATCTACCTGTCCAGATCCATAGCCAAAACTGTCTCTATTGCCTGAATCAACTGCTTTAGTTACACCTCTTTTATCATTAGGAAAACAAATTACATACTTGTGGTGCTGTTGAACTACTCCTTGTTCTTCTTGCGTTTTTAATCTATTATTAATAATCTCTGTAAGTGATCTTTCTTCTTCATTTTGCAGAATATCTGCTATTGTTCTACCTTCAATTGTAGTGTCTTGTTTGAGTGTAACAACTTCGTCAAAGGTTGCTTGTTCATTAAAAGGAACTGCTTCTATTTCATATACACAACCTTCTCCAGTTACGGAAAAAGTAACATTTGTAAATCTAAATGGAACATACTTAGGTGGAAGTGCCGGATTAGGAATATTTTCTCCAAAATCGTCCCAGCCTGCAAAATTAATTTCAAGGCAATAACATGCTTCATTATAAGTAGCATAACTATTTTGTTCAGCAGCAACAGCAATAGCTTCAATAAATTGTCCCATGCTATAAGGTTCTGTTACCATAAATCTAATTATAGTACCAGTTACAGGACCTGTAATATTATTGTGTGTTAAAACTGTTTCTATTTCTAAATCATCTATATAATATTCAGCATGTCCGCCATATGCATCTTCTGTTGCTGTAGTAACACGTTTGTCAGTGCCGCCACCGCTTTGGACAATTATATTACTTAATCCTCTTGATCTATATGTCGATGCAGGTGTATTAACTTCACCTTTAGACAAACAGCCTAATGCAATCAAATAATTATAACTTGCATAATTTCTTAGAGGATTTGGCAATTTACTTTGATTACTAGATGCTGGTGTAATAGAAGTAGAACCTAATAACGATGATATACTTGAACTACCAGAAGCGCCAAAATTTAATCCAAAATTTGAAAAGTCGTTAACAATGCTCGTTAACCCATTTATAGCTGCACCTATTTGAGGCACCCCTGGTATCAAATTTCCAACTGGACTATTAATAACTGTATTAAATGCACCAGTTAAGTTTCCTGACTTAATATCTGAAATAGCACTAGATACATCTGTTATTGCACCTGCAATATTAGAAACTCCTCTAGGCAAAACAGATATAGCTCTGTTAAATTGATTAAAATCACTTAGGACAGGAATACTTGCACCTAGTGCTTGATTTAGATTTGTTATACCTGCTCTATTTAGAGCATCAGCTTTGTTAGATGCTACTTGTGCTATATTAGATAAATTATTTCCTATAGTGGCAACATTTCTCACAGTACTTGTAAGAGCACTGTTAAAATTATTTGCAGTTTGTACCACTTTAGATACATTATTTAATGCACCCGTTAATCTAGAAAATAAAGACATCTATTTTATATTCCTAAAAATTGCTGTAAATTCTTTTTCTTTGGCAAATAAATTCTTGTACCTGCTACAAAATCAAATACAGGATCTTTTAATGTATCTAAATTTCTTTGAGCAAATACCCACCATAAATCCTTTGAATTGTATAAATCATATGCAAGAAGATCAGGACGATATGTATACGCAGTAATAATTGTGTACAAAACATCGTCAGCTTCTGCAGGTATTGGTCGTATTTTTAGTAAATCTAAATAACCTGTTGTTGTTATATCTGTATCTGCATAAGGGCTAAAAGGTGAAACACTCATTAAATAAATCCTTCTGATTGTCCAGCATATCCGCCATTTGCAAATTTATTAAGACTAAATTGGCTTTGTGTTCTTCTACTGTATTGCGGTAAGCAAGTTACAGTCATTGTTGTTGACGTAGGAACATAGTTTGTTTGTCCCATAAAATTCACAGGAATATAATCTACATCTGCAGGCAAGTCCATTGTAAATCCTTGTATAACAACTGGAATATTATTTAATACATGCGGACCGTATCCATTTAATCTGCAAAGCAAAGGAGGATTTCCTTTAGGAGAACTATCACCATAAAACATTTTTGTCATTGTTCTTAGATAATGCACAACAGAAAGATAATATATGCCGTCTTGTGGAAATTCATTTAAGTAATCTCCAATGATGGTAATTTGATCTACTTGACTGTTTTGGTATGCATTATAAGGATAGTTACTATGAATAGGTTGTATTTGTGAATAATTCGCACTATTACCAAAAAGTATACTAGGAGTAAATGGAAATACAACTTCATTTCCTGTAGTTGCAAAACTACTCAAGGTCGGAGCATCTCTTAAAGTGTTAGGAACACTTAGTCTTACTCTCCAAGTCGAAGTACTAGATGACATTCCTCCAGGACCTGACGAATTGTTTTGTGTAGATGCTGCATCTGGATCTTGCCAGCCTCCACCTCCACTGTAATTTCTAAATGTTGCAACTGCACCTTGTCTAATAATTGATTCTGCACCAGGACCTACTCCTTGTGCTAAGTTTTGTAAAATTCTATTTTGTGAGCCAACTCTTGTAGGATCTAAGGATAGCTGTCCTTGATTACTAATACTGATCCCTGTAGTATCTCTAATAATGTTTTGTGCTGTTGTTCTTACTCCTGCACCTAATTGGCTAAATATATTTTGAGCAGAAGCACTGCCTATGGATTTTAAGGCATTAAATGCACCTGATATCAATGACATAAATCTTCTCCTTAGTATAATGTATTTAGTTGACAAAATTAAGTACGTATATTATTATAGTAGTAATGTTATGGAGACATTATGAGAAAACAGAACTATTTAAATAATAAAGATATTTTAAAAGAAATACATAGATCAAAAAACACATTTAACAGTTTTACAGATCCTGATTACGCACATTTTGATATTATTTTACCAAGTATTGATAAAATTAATATTAGAACAATTGCAGAAGCAAAAAGAAATAAAGCAAAACGTCTTAGCACTGAAGATTACACAGCTCGTAAAGAAGCAGGCGAGAAAGTAAAGCAAGCAGATTGCGAAGTTGACTATAAAAAAATAACAAAAGAAGAACTAATCTTTCGTATTATGACATTTGATCATATCCCCGAAGAACCTGGTAGAAAGAAAAATCCAAAGACTATAGCTGACACAAAAACAAAACTTAATTTTCCACCTTTCCAACATTATAAATTTGATGACGAAGGAGAATTACAGTGTGTAGGAAAAAGTCACTGGATTGGCGGAATGGAAAACGGTTATTTTTCTAAAGAACATGGCAGAGCAACTAACAAACTTGCAATGATGTGGATGAAACTAGTGGATAGATATGCTACCAGAGGTAACGTTCGTGGTTATACTTATAATGACGAAATGAAAGGACAAGCAATATTGCAACTTTCACAAATTGGATTACAGTTTGACGAGTCTAAATCGAATAATCCTTTTGCTTATTACACTGCTGCGGTTACTAATAGTTTTGTACGTGTTATTAATTTAGAAAAGCGTAATCAAAATATTAGAGACGACATTTTAGAAATGAATGATTTAAATCCTAGTTACACTAGACTACACGAAGGCGAATGGGAAGCTTCGGTTAGACGAAACGAAGAAGCTAACATGACAGCAGTTTCTAGTCAAAAAAAGTGATTGACAGGTGTTAAGTTTTCCTGTATATTTTAACAGAAGGAGAACGCAAAATTGTTCAAAAAAGCTGCTGTTTTTACAGATATTCATTTCGGATTAAAAAGTAACTCAAGACTTCACAATCAAGATTGTGAAGACTTTGTAGAATGGTTCATAGAAACTGCAAAGTCTAATAATTGCGAGACTTGTATATTTTGTGGAGACTGGAACCACAACAGAAATAGTTTGAATTTAACAACTATGGATGCAGGTATTCGTGCATTAGAAAAACTAGGTAAATCTTTTGAAAAGTTCTATATGTTTGCTGGTAATCACGATTTGTACTACAAAGATAAGCGTGATGTAAAGTCAACTGAATTTGCAAGACACATACCCGGTGTAACAGTGATTGAAGAAATACATGTCGAAGAAGATGTTGCACTAGTTCCGTGGTTAGTAGGCGACGAATGGCGGCGCATGGAGAAGTTACAAGCCAAATACTTGTTTGGACACTTTGAACTGCCTAGCTTCTATATGAATGCTATGGTACAAATGCCCGATCACGGTGATCTAAAAGCAGAGCATTTTAAGAATCAAGAGTATGTGTTCTCAGGACACTTCCACAAACGTCAAAAGCAAGGCAAGATCCACTATATCGGCAATGCTTTCCCACATAACTATGCAGATGCTTGGGATGATGACCGTGGTATGATGATATTGGACCGTGAGAACGATGCAGAACCAGAGTATGTTAATTGGCCAGACTGCCCAAAGTACAGAACAGTCAAGTTATCACAGTTGATTGATGAGAAAGATACACTA